TTCAGAATATAATTGTTGGCACCTGAATACGTGTCAAGTATCGACAACGCCTTTTGTTCAATCAAGTTGATTGTACTTCCTGTGTTTATATTATCCAAAGATTAATGTTTTACTTAACAATAACAAATCTTTTAATATTTATCAATATATGAACAACTTTCAGTTATATTATTTATGTGAACCTGACACTGATGAAGTCAGATATGTTGGTATAACCAAAAATGGTTTAAAAAAAAGACTATCCCAACATTTAAGTAAACCTACTAACGAAATAATTGGGGAGTGGTTTAACAAATTAAAAATTAACAATAAAAAACCAATAATTAAAGAAGTTGGTAATTATAACTCATATGATGATTTATTAATATCTGAATATAATGAAATTAAAAGATTAAAAGACCGTGGCTATAACTTATTTAATGTTATAGATGGAGGATTGGTTAATCCTATGTTAGGTAGAACCCATACTGATAAAGTTAAACAAATAATCTCAAAAAAAAATACCGGCAAACATCGCTCCGAAATTACTATAGAAAAAATAAAAAACTCTTTAGTTAAGAGGTGGTCCGAAAACCCAAATCTGAGAGAAAAAATGTCACAACTAAATTCAGGTAATAAAAATCCGTTTTATGGTAAAACTCATTCCTCCGAAACTATTGAAAAATTAAAAAGGTCATCTAAAAACAGAGGAGGTTTTATTGGAGAGAAAAACCCAAATTTTAAATTTGTAATAATAAAAGAAGATTTATATAGACAATATATTCATGAAAATAAAACAATTAAAGATATTAGTGAATTTTATAATTGTTCAATAAACACAATTAATAAAAATTTACGTAAATATAAAATAAACAAGCCACCGTCAAATTTTTATAAACTAAACATTCAAGAAATAACTAAATTTTTAAATGATGGGTTAAATTACGTTCAAATTGGTAAAAAATACGGATGTTGTAATAAAATAATACATAAATTTATTAAAAAACACAATTTATATGTCTGAGAATAAAGTTCCCATCACGAGAATTGGTAAATTTTTTAGTTCTGAAGACTATAATTTGGAAATTCAATTTGGTGAAGAATGGTTATATGGCGATATGAACTTCACATTGGTGTTATATAGAGTAGATAGACAAAAAACTAAAACAGATGATGTCTACGGTGAAACCGTGTCCGATGGAATTAAATTTTTACCTCCAATCGAATTTAAAGGACACGTTCAGATTATGGCTCCTGAGAATAAAAACTTAGGTAATTCTAAAATTGAACAGTTTGAACCAGGTAATTTAAAAGTTTCTGTTTATCAAAAACAGTTAGATGAGTTGGGAGTTGATATTAGTTTCGGTGATTATATTGGGTATTATGAAACTGAGAATAGAGTTAGATATTATACGGTGAATAACGATGGAAGGGTAATATCTGATAATAAACATACATACGCGGGTTATTTGCCTTTTTACCGTACTATTATGGCATCTGCGGTTGTGAATAATGAGTTTAGAGGGTTATGATGAATATACTAATTACAGAATCACAAATAGAGGTATTACGAAGATTATACGAAATAAGTGACCTCGTTGATTACGTTATTCATCATTTGAATAATGATATTAAACGTGGTGGTCCAGGTAATAAACCCGACAATTTTGGGGTATATGAAAATTGGGTAACCCAAAGAGTTAGTAATATATTTAGAAGTAGATATCCTAATATTGATTATAAAAAACTTGATTTTTTAATGATTATGTCAAGTGCGTATAATGATAAACTAAAAAAAGGGTTTAAAGAAAGTAAAAGAGAGTTATGAACATATTAATTATAGAAAGACAAAAGAAAATGATTCTTGAAACTGTCACAAATAATGAAGAAAAACAACATATTGGTGATAGAGTTATGGTTTATTATAATTTACATAAACATACTTTTTCAGTTAGATATGATGATAAAGTATTTTTACACGCGGATTATGTTAAATTAGGTGATGTGGAATTTAGAGTAAGAAAAGGCGGTAAAGAAATGGTTAGACAGACTGAACAAAAAAATGTTCACGCATTTGTTATTGGTAATCTATTGGATTATTGTGAGTTTCCTTGTGATAATATGCCACAGGAACCAACAGATAAAATTATTACATATGACCCATACAAATACGATAGTTTTGTTTATAAAGGAACAGAAGAACCCGTATACAAAGCCAAAGAGGTTGACATGATTAACCAAAAAAATAAATTATTCGTAATTAACGAAATTAATTCGGACGTTTTATCAGAGTCAGATGAAATAGAAGGTGTCCCAACAAAGTACACTTACATTACATTAGGTTTGTTTGAAAAATTTAAAACTAAAAGATATTATTTTAATAAGATAGTTCCTGTTAAAGACGAATCCCCAATACCTAACAAAATTAAATTGGAGGGTATTGATGGTGATTTTATTTTTAACAAGAATGATATATATTTTAAAGACCAATCGGCATATATAGATAAAAGTAGTTTTGATAATCAAAACCCTAATTTCACATTAAAAAATCAGCAAAAATTATCATCATTTATAGGAATTACCTCATCAAATGTTAGGGAGGCTTTAGAAAAAGCTTTCCCTGAAAATTGGAATGAACAAGATAAAATTTTTACACCTGGTTTACGGGGTGTGTATACTATAGGTGAAAAAACAAATGACCCTTTAGAGGATTGGTCAATAATGAATTATTTTGACACTAAAGATGAAATACATAGTTTGTTATACCTAAAATATTTTGATGATTTAAAAGAAGGTAAAGAAATTAATGATATTGTTGAATGGATGTCAGACTTGTTTAAAAATGACGATGAATACACAAGAATGTTAGTTGATAGACAATGGGATTCGGTTAAAAACGGATTAGAGCTTGAGAGGTTATCAGTTAAAAATTTCTTAGATAAAGTAGGTTCTGATAATGTTACCTACTACCCTCATGGTTCTAAGATGGACAGATGGAATGGGGTTGATGTAACTATAAATGGCGTGAATTACCAAATTAAACCATTAAAAACATTTAACGAAGAAGACGGTAAATATTATATTAATACTTACGGTATGAGAGATTACAAAAATAAAAAAAGTGTTAATAAAATTGCCTTCTCAAGTAGAACAAAAGTAATAGTGTTTGATAATTATAACTACGATGTTCTTAGTAAAAATAAAGCGGTTTTTAATGAAGAACCTTTAATTATTGATTAAAATGCCGTTACCTAAAAAAATAAAGAAAAATATTCCTTTAACCGAATCCAAGACTCTTCTACCAAGAAGACAGGAATTAGTTGACAAAATTAATAAGGATGGAACCTATCTACCTAAATCATTATTACACGCCGATTTAGATGGTGGATTTTTAGAATTTGTTAAAAATGAATTAAAGACCGTTATTGATGGTAAGATAATACCAACAATTGATATTTTAGTAACAACTCAGAATTGGAGTCAATTTACTGAGACGTGGAATTTACAGAATCTTGATAAAAATGTTGAGCCACCGTTTGTTACAACGGTAAGAGTTCCTGAAGTAAAATTTGGGACAAATCCTGCGATACTTTATAATATTCCAAATAGACGACAATATTTTTACGCTCAAGTACCAACTTGGGATGGGCAAAGAAATGGTATGGACATATATAAAATACCTCAACCTGTTCCTGTTGACATTACATATACAGTTAAAATAGTATGTAATCGAATGAGAGAAATCAACGAATTCAATAAAAACGTCATAGAAAAGTTTGCTTCAAGACAGGCATACCAAGTTATAAAAGGACATTATATCCCTATCATTATGGGTACTATTTCTGACGAATCAGTTATGGAATTAGAAAAAAGAAAATTTTATATCCAAAGTTATGAATTTACTTTATTAGGGTTTTTAATAGATGAAAATGAATTTGAGGTTTCACCTGCGGTTTCAAGAGTTTTACAAGTTGTTGAATTTGATACGAACACCACGAAAAGACAAGTTAAAAAAGATATTAATACAGGTGGTAATGAAATTGATGTGTTGTTTGTTGTTGGTAATAATGTTAACTCACAAATATTTGATTATACCACAAATATAGTAATTGCCACCCCAACTAATGTTGATAGTTTTGATGTTTATATTAACAACGATTATTATGGTTCCGATTTAACAGAAATCCAAATTAATACTGATGATAAGTTAAAATTTGTGATTGTTAAAATAGACGATACCTTAGAATCAATAATTAGGTTATTTGGTAACCCAATTTAATTTTCACCGTATACGTCAGGTTTCTCCTTACACTTATCAACTATCATTCTTTCTAAGAATCGATACATTTTAATTCCCTTCTTTTCACAATAGGTCTTTAGGATATCATGAACCTCAATTGATATCTTTAGATTCTTTATTTTTTTTACTTTATTGTCCATGGTAGAAAAAAGGCAGAATTTATTCCACCCAATTTATAAATACTTACTACAAAGTAAAGTATTTTGGTTTTTTTTCTAATATTTATCTATAAAATAAATAAACAAGCTAAAAGAAAAAAAATAATGGCAACAAACAACAAAGTATTCGTGTCTCCTGGAGTGTATACCTCTGAAGTTGATTTGAGTTTTGTGGCACAAAGTGTAGGTGTTACAACTTTAGGTATTGTTGGTGAGACTCAAAAAGGTCCCGCTTTCGAACCTATCTTTATCAGAAACTTCGATGAGTTTTCAGCATATTTCGGAGGAACATCTCCTGAAAAATTCATAAACACACAAATTCCTAAATATGAGGCGGCGTATATCGCAAAAGCTTACTTACAACAGTCTAACCAATTGTTTGTAACAAGAGTATTAGGTTTATCAGGTTATGATGCGGGCCCATCTTGGTCAATTACCACAAAGGCAAACGTTAATCCGACAACAGTTGAGTTCGATTGTATATCAGGTGAAACAGTTAATTGTGTTTTTGAATGTACATTACCTAACGTTATTAGTTACTCAATTCCGTTTACGGGTTGTACCGATAGTGTTAATAGTATTTCATTTACAGGTCCTATCCCATCAGAAATTGCGGCAAAATTAAACTTACCATATGAGAACTTTAATGGTAGTACTGGAACATTATATCAAGATATGACAAATCAAATTTTTGATATTATGAATACTCCATCAACTGAAGTCTCTTCAATTTATTATTATGGACCCATTTCAGGTGATGTATATAATTCACTTTCACCTATCTTTACCGCGGAAACAAATGTGTTTAATGTTGAAAGTGTTGATGAGACAATGATTAACTATGCAGCACCACAAAATGACCCTTGGTATTACGCATTATTTGATAATGTAGGAAATGCGGTTTATAGTGGTTATTCTTTTTGGTCAATCGTTACGGATTTAACTGAAATAATTAGTACTACAACAACAACTAGTACGTTACCAACACCAACACCAACACCTGACCCTTGTAACCCAACACCAACAGGAACAACAACAACAACAACATTACCAACACCAACAAAATGTTATTCAGGTATTTTAACAGGACAAATCTACATATATAAAGGTGTTGCTTTCACGGATTTTGATGATTTAGTAGTAGCGACTTTACGTTCAAGAGGTTTGGCAACTTACGGTAGTGATGATGGTGCGGTATATGAAGTTCCAGGTGGAGTTAACGCGTATAACGAATTTGACGGTCATAATGTACAATTAGATTGTACAGGAGCATATTCAGGTGTAACTAAAAACCCATTCTCAACATTCGGTATTAATGTGATAGATAAAGACGGTAATCCGTTCTTCTTCGAAACATCATTATCAAATTCAGACAGTAAATATATTTCTAAAGTATTTGGTCAATCTAATTTTGCAAAACCAAGAACTGTTGTTCCTTTGTTTGTTGAAGAAAGATTCCAAGCGTTATTAACATATGGTTGGAGAAAAGGGTTTATTAGAGGTTTAAATTGTGTGTTAACAGCATTACCTGACGCAAGACAAGGAGTTGACCCAACATCAATTGCTTGGTACCTTGAAAAATATCAATCACCTGTATCACCATGGGTTGTGTCTGAATTAAGAGGTAATAAAGTATACAACTTATTTAAGTTTACAACAATTGCTGATGGTGACGACGCAAATATTGAAGTTAAACTTTCAATTGCTAATATATCATTTAATAATGGTACGTTTGACGTAATAGTTAGAGATTTCTTTGACTCAGATAATAGTCCTGTAGTTCTTGAAAAATTCACTAACTGTTCTATGGACCCTAATGATAATAGTTTTATCGCTAAAAAAATTGGTACATTAGATGGAGAATACGCATTGAATTCTAAATACGTTATGATTGAACTTAACGAGGATGCTCCCGTGGACGCATTACCTTGTGGATTTGAGGGATATAATTTTAGAGAATATGCTGGTGTTAGACCTCCATTCCCAATTTATAAAACAAAATATGATTTTCCTGGTGAAATAGTTTATAATCCACCGTTTGGTTTATCTTCAGGTGCTGATGATATCATAAGAAGTAATGGTGATAATGTTCGTAGAACTTATCTTGGTATTTCTGATACGGTTGGTTTTGACGTTGATTTTTACACATATAAAGGTAAACAATTACCATTAGATGTTTGTACAGACGTTTCAGGAGATGAATGGGCTTACCGAACAAGAGGATTCCATATGGACATCAATGCAAGTGGTATTACAATACCAAGTTACTTCTCAACAAGTGGTACACCGGCTTTCTATGTAGGTTCTGCACCATTTACTTCAGACCCTGATAACGAAGCGAATCCGTATTATAGATTATACGCACGTAAATTCTCGTTATTATGTCGTGGAGGATTTGACGGATGGGATATCTATACTGAACACAGAACAAATGCGGATAGATTCGTATTAGGTAGAATTGGTTATAGAAATGGAGCATGTCCTTCATTCAAATACCCAACGGCTACAGGATGGGGAGCGTTTAAACAAATCACTGTTGGTGACAACGGACAAGATTGGGCAAACACCGACTATTACGCTTACTTATTAGGACAACAAACATTCTCTAACCCTGAGGCGGTTAATATTAACGTATTCGTTACTCCAGGTATTGACTATGTAAATCACTCTGACTTAGTGGGTGATGCAATTGAAATGATTGAGTTCAATAGAGCGGATTCAGTTTATATCTGTACAACACCTGACTACAACATGTTTGTTCCGTCAACGGGTGACCAATTAGATTTAATTTATCCACAAGAAGCGGTAGACAATTTGGAAACTTCGGGTATTGACTCAAACTACACGGCAACTTATTACCCATGGGTTTTAACAAGAGATACTGTAAACAACACTCAAATCTATATACCTGCTACGGCTGAGGTAACAAGAAACTTGGCGTTAACAGATAATATTGCTTTCCCTTGGTTCGCTGCGGCGGGTTACACTCGTGGTATCGTAAGTGCTATCAAAGCGAGAAAGAAACTTACTCAAGAAGACAGAGACGTTCTTTATAAAGGTAGAATTAACCCAATCGCAACCTTCTCTGATGTTGGAACTGTAATTTGGGGTAACAAGACCATGCAAATTAGAGAATCCGCTCTTGATAGAATCAACGTAAGAAGATTATTGTTACAAGCTCGTAAATTAATTTCAGCGGTTTCGGTAAGATTATTGTTTGAACAAAACGATGAGAAAGTAAGACAAGATTTCTTGGATGCGGTTAACCCCATCTTAGATGCAATCAGAAGAGACAGAGGTTTATATGATTTCCGTGTAACAGTTTCTTCAGATGTTGCTGACTTGGATAGAAATCAAATGACAGGTAAGATTTATATCAAACCAACTAAATCTCTTGAGTTCATAGACATCACGTTCTATATTACTCCAACAGGTGCATCGTTTGATAATATCTAAAAATAATTTTAAGACAAGTCGACATAAAACTCGACTTGTCTTTATTTATTAAGTAAATAATATGTTAAAAAATAAAATTATAGAAGGTATTACAGAAGAGGGAACTCCCGACATGAAATACTATGCCTTTGATTGGGAT